TAAACACCTTCACCTTTTCATACATGTCTGCAGGTGTTGCATCCGCATTATCAATATGTTTTATATTTGGCATAATATATTCATACAATGGTAATGAATTTGAATGAATCGTAATATGTGTCATGTAACTCATATTTTTTACTACGCCTACGGATTGACCTTCTGGAGTATTGTGTGTTGTCAGACCATCTGATAAACAAAATCTGCCACGTTTATCGTGAAGTTGCCAGCCAACATAAGGACCTACGCCAGCGTTTGTCAAAGTAAATTTACTACACATAAACGATTTACTTCTTTGAATTAAGGCTTCATTTTCTAGACAAGCCAATTTCTTACGAGGAAGAATGGTTGGTATTTCAAATATTCTATGTCCTGTAATTGTTAATTCTTTATAAGTACTAAACTTTTTCTCGTTAGTTTTAGTATCGATCCATTGACTTCTGCCTTCTTTAACACCACACGAAAACCCTAGAGACATTGCTAATGTATAAGCATCGTCAATGATTCTATAATTAGCGGGTCCTTGACATATACGAATTTCGCGACCTTCTGCACGAACAGAACCATCTGTATCCACCAATCCAGCCAAAACCTTCAATCGTGTTTCTCTATCATTGGTAAGATAGTCATTTGGAATGTGTTTATTTTTCAAAAGATTGTATTTTCGAAGATATTTTTTAAGAGGTGCTTCTTCTACTCTATTACAAAGTCCATCGGAATATGCTTCTTTATTTTTCTTTGAAACAATCGAGAAACTGTATCTTTTACCTTTTGTAATATGTGCTCCATTTTCTTCAGCCCATTTTTCCCAATAAGCAAGAGTCTCATGGTCTGTTTTATAATTCAAAGCAAACCCAGTTCCGTCGCTAAGCCCGTCGCCTAACCACATACCAAGCAAATAAGGATCCATTTCAACTTCTTTTTTGGTCCAATGAATGCCTTCTACTTTGAAAAGAACCAGACTGTCTTTCGTTCTCTTGTTTAATTTTAAATAATTTTCAATGGTGATGTCTAGTGTATCATCGTCTTTAAATGTATTTATAAATTCTTCTGCTTCATTTAATGAGTTGAAATATTTTTCTTGAAATTTCATTTCTTCGCGATTCAGAAATTCTACGATATGTGTATATTTTCTATTTGTTTTATTTGAATTTCTAATAACTTTATGTCCACGTATTTTAAGGGTTAAAATATGATTATCGGTGACTCTATGTTTGAGGAAATTTGATTTGTCTGGAATCACATCATACATATTTTTAAATCCCGAACAAGTAGTGCGTACTTTTGTTGGATTTCCTAGGTCATCAATAAGAACATCATCCACGACTATATCATGAGCTCGTTTCGTAGTACCATCCCACATCAAAATTGGTGTTTCTGGATCGAAACATTCCGCGGGACATAAGAAGCCCCAACTGGTGTTGTGTAATTTACGCGGAGGAATCAATTTACCACTTTTATCGGTGGGTGTGGATACTCTTCGCGCATGACTTAAACTAGAAACGTAATTCAAACGATTCAACACTTGTGCTACGCCTACTTTATTCGAGTTGGTGTGTTTAATGCCAAAGTCACCAGTAGATAAAGCGCGTTTTATGCCATTTTCAATGGTAGTTGATTTGATAATTTTATATATGTTGGTCAAATTTATAATATTTTCATAATCATCCGTTGATTTCCAAGAACCAGTATTGATTTCGCGAATAATTTGCTTCTCCATATCTTTCACTAGTTTATTGAAATAATTTCTATAGAGATTATTGAGCAGCGTACCTGTTAAATCAATACGTTTGTTCAAATAAGAATCTCTGTCGTCTTGTTTGATGATTTCAAAGGAAGCTAACAATAACTTATTTGCCATATATCCGAGGAAATAGATTTTTTGCTCCATCGTATGGCAATGTGGAAATAAATCATTGTTCAAAATTTCTAGTGTAAATTCGTGTTTCTTTTTAATACCCGTTTCCTTATCCATATTGATTGGAGTATACATGACAAAACCAGTAATATATCGGATGCACTCTTCTTGTGTAATATATTTGTTGGCTTCAATAATAGATGCTTGTAAGGCTTCCAGCATTTCTTTATTTTTATCAGCTGCAATATTCAAGAGGATTTTCTCGCAAACTTCTTTATCGGAAATAATACCTAGTGCGCGAAATACAATGAATAAAGGTATTGGTTGTTTTACACGCGGCAATTCGACGCAAATAGCATTACCAAACCCATTGTTTTTAGAGGAAATCATCATATTAATTTGTTTGGGAGAAATACATTTAAAATCTGGGACGGACTTGATTTCCGCTTTCCAGGTGTATTTGGTGTCATTCTTGGAAATATTAAAACAATAGACACGGTTTTCTGCAGCGCGCTCTTGACCCAATACAGTCTTTTCAGAACCATTTATAATAAAATAGCCGCCAGCATCATATTTGCATTCGCCAGTTTGGGTATTTTCAAAATGTTTATATTGATTTAATACGCAAATGTTGGATTTTAACATAATGGGTAATTTGCCAATGTGGACCTTTGGTAATGTTTTATAAAAGGTTTGTACATTGTCTAGATTTGGTCCATTGCGAACCACGTATTTTATATTAATATCAACTGTGGTGGAAGAAGCATAGGTAAAATTTCGGAGTCTCGCTTCTTGGGGAAACATTAATTTAATGGCTCCATTGTTTTCGTGAATTTGTGGTCTATAAATATGAAAGTTTTCAAAAGTAATGAAAATTTCTAGGGAATGCTTTTTGGAGACAGGGTCGAAATCTTGCTCAGATGCAATATGTACTGGATTAAACATTTCGATTGTTTTGATAATTTGATATCCAACGAAATTGTTATAAGATTCCAATTGATGTCGGACAAAGCGTTCCAAATGTTGCCCACGGAAATAGGATTCAATAATATTCCAAGGGGTTTCTATATATTGTTCATTTTCGATATCAAATAATTCTTCTTTAGTCACATCCATTCTTTCTTTTATCATAATTTCTTCAGTCATTTTGAAATGAGAATCAGTGAGTTCGTAAGCGTTTTTATTTGATATCATTTCGCCTATTTTTTATATCAATTTATTTTTAAATTGTTTTGCTATTATATAGATATATATAGCAAAACAAAAATTATATACACGAAATATGGAGGCAATTTTTCGTAAAAAAATCGTAAATAATAACTAATATTAAATAATATAAATATAACCAAGGAATAAAGTAAAATGTTGTACACCAGAAAAAGAAATATATTGGACCCTACTAGAATTAATAATTACAACAAATTTTTATCCACATTAGATAGTTCCGCGTTGAATATCAAAGACCCTATTTCGTCGCCTAATACAACGCCGGGTCTTTCTGAAAATGAATGCAAAAATACCATAGATAAAATCGTTGAACAAATTACTCAAAAATATAATACAAATAATTATTCCACTAGAAATTTTACTGGATTCAATGTAACGGATTCTTGTTGTATAAAAAATATTGATCCTAATTATTATCAAGACATTACGAATCATAAAACAATGCACTTTAAAGACATTATTAAAGCTATCAATAAAGACATCAATAACAAAGACGGCAAACCATATGTAGAACCCATTAAATTTGAAACACCCATTTTTCCGCCAGTGGAAATAAAAGAAACGATACATATTGATACTGAAATCAATGATATTGCGGATATTTTGAAACTGATTGAAATGTATAAAGTAGACCCCAGCATTAAATATAATATAAATATGCAGGCTTTGCACGATATTAAAACTCCGCTAGAAGATTTGAATAAAATGGTTGGCATGAACAGTTTAAAAAATAATATTGTCGACCAAATTTTGTATTTTGTCCAGGAATTGCATAAAAATAAAAATACGAGTGGTGATTTTATGCATACGGTCATTTACGGACCCCCTGGAACTGGTAAAACGGAAATTGCAAAAATAATGGGTCGAATATATAGTAAAATTGGTGTCTTATCAAAAGGCACCTTTAAAAAGGTAACGAGAAGCGATTTAGTTGCCGGTTATTTAGGCCAGACTGCTATAAAAACGAGCGAAGTTATCAAAGAAGCGTTAGGAGGGGTTCTTTTTATAGACGAAGCTTATGCACTGGGGAATGCGGAGAAAAAAGATAGTTTTGCCAAAGAATGTATTGATACATTATGTGAAGCATTAAGTGACAACAAGGATAATCTGATGGTTATTATTGCTGGATATGAAAAAGAATTACAAGATTGTTTTTTTGTCTTTAATCAAGGTTTAGAATCGCGATTTACTTGGCGTTTTAAAACAGATGACTATAATGGTAATGATTTGTATCATATTTTTTTGAAAATGGTCAAGGAAATTGGATGGGAATGTGAGGAAAATTCGCAAATAAACGCGGAATGGTTTCATAATAAAAAGGAGTATTTCAAATATTATGGTCGAGATATTGAAACAATTTTAGCAAAAACAAAGATATCACACAGCCGACGTGTTTTTTGTAAAGACGAAACCGAAAAAAGAAAAATAACATTGGCGGATTTAAACGCTGGTTTTAATGTTTATTTGAAAAATGAAGAGGTTAAAAACCGTAAAAACGATTTGGAATACAAAAAACAGTTATACAATACATTATATTCTTGAACACAATATAGCATATATATTTTACAATAGTTATATTTCATTTATTTTTATTTGATAGTATAATAAATGTCAAATAAAACAATATCTATAAATCCTAATTTATTTAGTTTGGGTGGTTCAAAAACGAAAAAAAATCGCGAAAAAAAACAAAAACCATCCATTGTGCCATTGATATCCCCCAATGTTTTAAAGAATAAACTGTTAAAAAGAATTAAAGAACATAAACATCGCGAAACCGAAAATTTAGGTGGTTCAAAAAAAATACATGAAACTATCAATGATGACGGAAAAGAAGAATTCACACCAAACACTTCTACAAATAATACAAATTCTAATAATGATTCGGATATCGATAATTTTACCGATGAATTTAGCAATTCATTAAATTATTTACAAACGTTATCTAAACAAAAAAGGGTGAATGATGAAAAAATCAATTTTGAGAATAAAAAAAGACAAAAACAGTTAGAAAGGAATACAACAATAAAAAACTATCAGGCATTACATAATTCACCTGTGGTAAATATTGAACTACCCGAAGAATTAAGTCAACCTCTTATAAGAGTAAATACGGAACATTTTACACCTGGAACCGAAACTATGGTATTAAATCCGTATAAAAATGACCATGTACCTTATGGGGTATTAAAAGGAGGTCAAAAGCCCACTTATAGAGATTGGAATAAAACGCAACGAAATAATGTGGTGACCAATCCACATGCAGCTTTAACCATTCAAGGTAGTAATAATACTACTATACAGTCTGAAAGGGAAAATCGTTTGCATAATTTGCGCGAAAAATTAAAATTAAAGCAATTAGAAGAAACCATCCAAAAAAACGAAGATATAATGATGACACAGAATTTAATTCAAAAACCTAGTTATTTACAAAACACCGACATCGGCGTAGATGCGATGAATAGTAGTGCAATAGAATCACATATACCGTCGTCGTCACAAATACAACCATCCCAAATACAACCATCCCAAATACAACCATCCCAAATACAACCATCCCAAATACAACCATCCCAAATACAACCATCCCAAATACAACCATCCCATGAAGAAAATATTATTGCTATTAAAAAAATAAATAAAAAAACAATCAAAAGAAAGTATACATTAGGCAAATCTAAAATAAAAAAAACGGTAGGGATTTTGGTGAAAAATAGAGGAACGCGGAAATTAATTTTACATGCACAAAAAGATTTGAAAAGAAAACAAATCAACGATATTAAAACGTATTTAAGAGAACATAATTTAATTAAAGTAGGAAGTAATGCGCCAAATGACGTACTAAGAAAAATGTATGAATCCGCTATGTTAGCAGGAGAAATCACCAATAGTAACGCGGAAACATTACTGCACAATTTTTCCAAGAGCGATAAAGAATTATAACATATTTATCTGTGTATATATTTATCTGTGTATATATTAGTAATATGGAAGAAATTAAAGATAAATTGGGTGATTATAAATATAATTTTTTTAAAAATTTACAGGACTATTTAGATAGCGAATTAATATTTTATGGAAGTATTAAACGCGCGGATTATTTTAATAACGCAAGCGATATTGATATTACAGTTATAACAGACAACGTACCTAGTATATTGTCAAAAATACAAAATTATTTGAAAATTAATAAAGCGGATATTAAAAAAATATATCAAAAATATTATGAAAGAACATCAGATGTCGTTTCTGGGTATAAAATTAAATATAACGAACCTGAACATAATTTAGTGTTTGATATATTAATTTATGACGAAAAATATAGAAGTGTTGTAATGGAGAATATAAATAGTATTAATCATTTACCAGCATATATCATATTTATACTATTCATACTAAAAATTTTTTACTATCACTTATATTTAATACCCAAATCGTATTTTTTATATTTAAAAAATTCTTTGTTTTATATGTATTTTAATAAGAAGATATGGTTTTATAAAAAAAATCAAGCGTCAACTATTATTTTAGATAATTTCTAGAGAAAAACGTATTCCAACAACTTATCATTGTAAAAAACTTATAATATTGTTATAATGTAACATGGAAACAACAAAAAATCAATTAACACATTATGAAAGGGATTTTTTTGATAAATTAAGAAATTATATAGATAAACCAATATATTTTTACGGTAGTATTCAGAGAGACGATTATTTTCCCCAATTAAGCGATATTGATATTGATATATTTTCAAATAATGTGTCGAGTACTGTACTTTTATTGCAAAATTTTTTAAATCTAAATAATAATGATTTCAAGAAATCACTCTATAAAATGGACAAATCGAAAACTGTCATTCCTGGTTATAAAAGTAAGTATGTAGATGAAACTAATAAATTAACGGTAGAAATTTCTGTTTATGAAGACAAATACAAAAATGAAATTTTGCGTGAACACCAAAGCAAGTTTCATTTGCCTTTTTATATAACCTTTTTATTAATTATTTTTAAATTCTTACATTATAACTTGGGAATATTACCTATTTATTATTATAGTAGAATTAAAAAATATATAACGAACACGTGTTATGATAACAACACTGCGGAATTTGTTGTTGTGG